CTTTTTTTTGTTGCGTATATTCTTCTTCGGTTATTTCGCAATTGGTTAACTTGCGCGTTAATATTTGTTTTATTCTTGTAAAAGTCAAATTATTTTCAATATCAGTAACTATGTGATGACAAGATAAACATAAAATTTGACATTTATCAAGTTCTATATAAATTTCGTCTATTGTATTTCCTTCATTTACCATACTACATAAACTATTGCCTTTATCAAACATATTTATATGGTCATAATGATATCGTTCACCTTCTTTCATTTTTGTATTACAGCATATTTGACATTGTATTTTTTTGTAGTTGTGTATTTTTTCCCAAAGCAAATCTCTTTCTGCGTGGTATTCAGACCAACAACTATCACATATAATATTCCCTTTCCATAAACGATGCGTGTTTATGTGAATAATATATATATTTTTATTACATTGGTGACAATTTGATTTTGTCATATGTTGTACATATGCCTTTATATCACTCGTTCTATCACACAATTCTATTGGTGATATTTCTTCATATAGAGTTTTACACATATTGACTGATATTTCATACATCTTACTTAGTTCAACAAAATGTTCATCATTTGTTTTTCCTGATAAACAATCTTGTGATAACATATATTTTTTTATTTTATTTCTTAATAAATTATTTTTTTCTATATTTAATTTACATTTTACATCTTTCATATTATGTCCAATATCGTGGCAACCTTTGCAAACCTTACGATGCGGATCTTTAGTTTTTTCTTGTATCATTTGTCTAATAACGGAATTAAAATTATTCTTATATTTACATTGTGGTTCTGTTTTCACAGAATGTTTAACATCACATATTTCATTCCACACAAGTTTGATTTTTTTTGGAGGCATCTTTTTGTTTAATGACTGGTTGTATAATAATAAAGTAATTCAATTTTATGTATTTATAAAAGTCGGACCAAAGGTGTAAAAAATGAAAAAAGAAAAAAAATACAAACCTTTAAAAAAAATTGAATTAAAAATAAAAAAATAAGCAAATTGTATTACAAACCGATAGAGAGCAAACAAACGAATATACAAGCAATCCGTAGTAAAGCAAACTTCAGAGAATGCCTTACTACTACGACCCAAGCAAGTTGTCCAGTGAACAAGTGGACGCAGCCAAACGCATCTTTGACCGATTTTACATGACTTTACCTTGGGTAATGTTGGTCGCCCAAATGCAAAGCGGCAAAACAGGCACCTTTCTCTTGGTGGCAGCCGAAATGTTGCGTGAAGGAAAGGTGGAAAAAGTCATTATCATTTGCGGCAACAGTGAAAAAGAGTTGAAGGCGCAACTCCAAAAAGACATGAGAGAATTCAGACCAAAATACCGTAAATATTTAAAAGACGATTTGAATATTTCCGAGGATGAACGTGAACTGATTATGAACCGCCTTGAAGACGCCATTGAATACAAGAGCGGCGCCGATTTAGATGCCAAACACGACGACCAAACCGAACTGAATAATACTTTGATTGTATGGGAAGAGTCCCATTTTGGTTCCAGCAAAATCAATCGCCCAAATAAATTTCTTGAACGCAAAGGCATTCGCGCAAACGGTGACCGTACATTGTTAGACGAGAAAAACAACTACGTTCTTTCCGTGTCGGCCACATCATTTGCAGAGCAGTCGGACCTTTATCATGAAGAGAACCCGAACCAGCAAAAAGAGATTGAATACCTGAAACCGGGCCAGGGTTACCGCGGTGTTGGCTATTATTTTAACCATAATAAAATAATAGGCTTCAAGCCTAAATCTTGGAAGACAGCGCTAGAAACCATTTTGAGCGGAAAATATGCTGACGTTAGCAATAAATATGCGATTGTCCGGGTGAATGGCGACGAAAAAATGGAGGAGGCAAAAAAACTTGCCGCAGAAAACAACTGGGCGTATAAAATCTTTGACGCAGAACACGTCGCTATTGCGAAAAAGACCCGCGATAATTCGATGATTTTATCTTTAAACGAGCTAGATATCGCCCCAGCACAAAATACCATCGTGTTTATCCGCGGCATGTGCCGTATGGGTAAGGTCATACCAAAGCAACACATTGTCTTCGTGATGGAGACATCTCCTTCACCAAATACGGATACGCTGTTGCAAGGTCTGCTTGGACGCATGTGCGGTTACCACGCGTTTGATATTGATATATATGTGAGCGAAACTATATTAATAAAAAAAACTGGCGACGGAACAACCGAACTGGAAAAGTATTTAATGGGCGTTGAAAACGTTGATGAAATCAGCATCCCTACCAAGGCGGCTCATTTAGTGCCGGGTTCTACTCGCGACCAACTTTACGACCTGTTGCCGGTTGTGGTGCACGGGTTTTCTGAAGACCGTGCCGACCCGGATTACTCGGAGTTTAACAAGGAACGCGTTATTTACGCCGTCAAAGCGAGTATTCATTCTGATAATGTCCTCCATCGAAACGGACCGAACCATACTGCCGAACTGAAGAGACAGCTGGCCGACCCAAATATGAAAATAGATGTTCGACGCCTTGAACACTCCAGTGGACGAGAAAATCATACCTATAAAGGTGTGGCGGAGAAATTTAACGGCATACTGGATGGTCGCGAGGAGAAAAGCGCAGTGCGTTCAATGGAAGGTTGTGGGTTAGGTTCAAAACTAATCATATGGGCGATTACCTCTAATAAGTACCGCCAACTCGGGTTTCCTATCGGGACGTTGATTGTGCAAGCGGCATCTAAAACACCCGAGGATGGTAAAACTACAAAAATACCCAAGACCACCGGCAAAGAGGCATTTACTAGCAAGCGCGAAGACAGTACTGAGAGTGTAAGCAATGGCGTGTGCGCGCTAAAACTTGATAAAGAAACTGCGACGAATGTAGAGATTATGAAAAAAGGACTAGCTGAAATAATACAATTATCTCTTGTGCCTCGTGATTCTGTCACAATGGACCGTTGTGTTACATCCGTTTGTAATTCAGATGGCACGTGGCAAGGGATTTTAGTTAACGAGGCGGTTTACAAAGCCCTACAAAAAGGTGGCAGCATTTACAACCACCTCAACACAGAGTTTCGCGTTAAAGTCAAGACCGTGGGTAAAAGCGGACCTTGTTCAAAGGATTGTAAAGCATCGGGTCTGAAACGCCTCTGTAAAATCGAGTGGTAAGTATATAAAAAAAAAGTGTAAAAGTATAAAAGTAAAAAAAATATAAAAGTAAAAAAAATATAAAAGTAAAAAAATATAAAAAGGAAAAAATAAAAAAAGGACAATAGGTCTTTTTTTATTTATTTATACAACTCTCGGTAAACGCGCCAATTTAACTTCCGTCATACCATTTTTCCGATGAAAAATAGTCACTATTTCCGGATACTTTTCCTTAAGATATTCCGCCGCAATTTTATTCATTTCTGCTCGGTCGGTACCCAGCCCACCCGGCGCATTAAATTTCGTTTTCGGCACAATATTATTAAAACGTACAACACCTCCATCCATTTTATAATACAAAATCGATTGTTCTATATCTTCTTTACCCTCGGCTTTGGGTACTAATGCTTTTAATTTACGATTAATATACCCAAACGTAACGCCAATAATAAACTTTAAATCGGTGCTAATCCTATTATACATGAAAAAAGCATTTCGCACCGGGTACACCCCCCAAATATACAGATGTTCTTTTTTTAATATTTGATACGCCTCACTGAAAAATTTATCCAAGTCGCGTATTTTAATTAATTTCTCTCCTTTTAATTTCTGTAATTCTTCTACATCATCATCCAATGAGACGATATATTGGTTCACAGGAAAATACTGTGATATAAAGACGCGCTGATTGGCTATCCCAATTTTACCGACGACAATTTTATGATATAAGGTTTTCGGCACGATGCCGCTATACATTTGTTCTTGTGCTTTATTTGCAACAAAAATATATATCTTATTTTTATTTATGCCGCCGGCCTGTAACGTGGCTAAGGTTTTATCTATGATTTCGTTCGGGCGGTTATAGGACGGTATGGCAACAACATAATTTGTCGAAGACATTTATATATTATAAATATAAAAACCGTCTTTTAATCTACAAATTGCATCGCCCGATGTTGTCTAAGAAATTTTTTCAACGTCTTAATATGATAATCTTTGAATTTCTTTGTTTTCCCTTTTGTTTGATCCCATATATTTTTTCTTAAATAACACACAATCGATAAACGTTTGGCGTCGGCGGTTTCCAAAATAATTTCTAAATTACCGTGCGGTTGATGAACATCCATATATAATATATCACCCGTTCTAACGTCTACGCCGATGCCATATTGCGGAAAGCACGTTTCCCCGCCCTTATATTTACCGCGCTCTATTACCGCTAAATTGCCAAAACCTTCGGCGTCATCTCCTTTATCCGAATGAACCGTGGTTTGATAATTCACATTTGTCGTTACCGTGGTAAATGCCGTGCCCGCGATTTTAAATGGCGTTTTGTTGGCCTTTTGTCGTTGTTTTTTATAAGGTTCGGGTATAAATTTTTTATAATAATGGTCGATTTCTTGTATTAACGGTAAGAGTTTTTTGTATTTATCCGGGTAATCTTGCACAAAACGCGTCTCGCGCACGGTTATTTGGGGTAGGGGTATCCCTTTCTGTTTAAAAATAAATTTTTGGTTTGGCGACAGTTTATCAAAATAACCAATAATATTAGTTTTTATTTTGGGATTATTATAAATGTTTTTATTGGTACTACCGGACGCCGACCCACGATTACTGGTGGGGGTTTCGGCGAATTTTATAACGTGCTCGTAAAAGTTCTCTATATTATTTTTTTTCAATAAGTTTTTTCTAAAACGTAATAATAATTTGCCTTCTTTGGTATATACGTCGGCATCGTCATGAATGATGTCGTGTATTTGCTCGCGTTTTATGGTCTTGTTTAAAACATGTTCCAATTTACTATCCGGGTAATCTTTATCTACTATATATTCGGTCACTTTCCCCTTTTTTTTAGTTTCAATTATCATATATATATTTATATTTATTTTATTTTATTTCTTTATTTTATTTTTCTATAAAGAAAATTTGTTTCTTATAAAAAAAACACGTTTTTTTCTGTTTTGGTTTTGTCAATCAAAAATCGATTTTGGACATTTATAAATGTCCATTTTTGAAAAGTGGCTATAAAACCGCCAACGATTTTTTTCAAAAAAGTGACTTTGCTTGGAAATGGTCACAAAACCAAAAAATGTGTGAAAAAATTATGGTCTCATTATTTTTTTCTGTTTTTTGGCGTTTTTTAGGCGTTTTTTTTGTTAAAGGATTTGTTAACAGAAAAAACGCCGAAAACGCCGAACAATTTTATTTGTGAAAAATGTGACTTTAGTAGCAGTAAAAAGAGTGAATGGGGTCGACATTTAGCCACACGCAAACATACTTCTTTAACACTTTTAACAGAAAAAAACGCGCAAAAAACGCCGATTTTTCTTACTTGTGAAAAATGTCACTTTAGCAGCAGTAAAAAAAGCGAATGGGACCGACATTTAACCACACGCAAACACAAGTCTTTAACAAAAAACGCCGAAAAAACGCCGAAAACGCCGAAAACGCCAAAGCATGTATGCGGT